CTCTTTCCCGGCCTCGCCAAGCATCCACGCCCTGTTTAGGTCTGTTCCCCACGGCGAATTGACAGTGACAGGCGGAGTAGCAGGCGGGGTAGCAGGCGGGGTAGCAGGCGGCGTTCCCAGCCCTTCCCCTTCAAAGAGTGGCAACGAAAGTGCGCTGCCATTCAGCAGCAATGTACGCAACAGCATCGTATGTCCCTTTCTAAGACTTTGGCGCTAGCTTCTCCACAACAAGCCCGTCAAGCGACAAGCCCGTGTGGTGTTTGATACGCGTGAACACTTCGTGCCGCCCGACAAGCACGCAGTGTACGCGCTCGTTTTCGTGCCACGGGGTTCGTTCGCCGCGCGTGAAAATCTCTAGATCGTTCAACACGGCTTCGCGGTCTTCCTTCGACGGCGTTCCGGCGACGAATACGCGAACGTACGAAGCTCTAAGCCGCTCTACGTAGTTGCGAAATTCGTCGCTGTCTTTGTCCTTAGCCGCCGCTACTTGCTTGTCGGCTAAATCGTCTGCTTCCGGCAGAAACGGATCAACCTCGTCTACCATTACTAACCTGCGTTCTTTCCTTGCTGCGTCTTCGTTTCAGACGCTACAACAGATGCGGCGGCGGGCGCTGCCTTTACCATCTGTTCCATTTCAAAGCGCTGCTGACGCGCTTGACGCTTCTGCGCTATCACTTCGGCGCTCGCCATCCATCGCGCCGGGATCGACATTCGGTCTGCAATCTCCGGGTACGCAGTATCGTAATCAAAGTGATCCAACGGCCCTGCGTCGCCTGTAGCGCCCGCTGCTGCAATAGCTTGCTCGCCTAAGCGGAAGAAGCCGCTGACTTCCTCTGCGAACATTGCTTTCGCCATCGGTGACGTGTTTGTCACTTTGTACTTGCTACCCGCTTCAATAAGTTCAGGCGGCGGCTCTGGCAACTGTCCGTGTTCTGCCAGCAACGCAATTTCGCGTTCCACCATCGGGTCAATGTCTTCGGCCTGCAAGCGCCCCATGATAGGCGCGACTAATGCGGCTTCCTTGGCAACGGCTTCGTACACAGCCGCCGCTGTCATATCTTTGTTTTCTTCCAGCATCCTGAACACGGTTGACAGGAAGTTATCGGCAATGTCGTTGCGTTCGTCCTCAAGCAAGTCCTGCCCAACTTGGAAGTTGCCGCCCGTGTCGAGCGCCTGCACCATCTTCTGCCCTTGGCTGTTGAGGCCGCCGTACACAAGCGCGTTCGGTCGCGTGTCGATACGCCCCGACAACACGCCGTCGTCGTTGACAAGCAACGTTGGATCAACGGCCTTGTGGCCTTGCTTGATAAGCGTTTTCTTCATAGCATTCGCACTGCCGAGCGCCGGAAACGCATACTCTGCTGGCGAATATCCATAAGGGCTACCGGACGACGTTGCAGTACGTGGCGTCCTGTACGGATTGATAAGGAAGCCCTGTTCGCCGCCAACATACACTTTATCGGGCACGCACACGTAGCAGCCAATCCACGGGTGCCTGCGCACGTCAAGCGCACCCTTCACGTAGTCGGACCTGTACGCAACGAAGTGGATGAACTCTACGTACTTGCTGTCTTTCGAGCCCGGTTGATCGGCGTCAGCAATCGACTTCGGCGCAGCAACGCCGGGAAACTTTTTGGAGAAGTGACGCGCTGTCAGGAACATACGACGTATAGTTCCGCACATGCGGCCTTCGTCGTCCACCAGAATGAATATATCGCGCACCGGCCATTCTTTGTAGACGAGCCCGCCAACGGGATCGGTTGGCGACGCGTCGGACCACGTGATAGACTTTGCGCCGTTTCCGTACACGCCAAGGTGCGTATACATTTCGCCCTGCGCCTGCTTGAACATGGCGCGCGATGCGTGCCGCCGTTTGAACAGCAGACTATTCAAGTCGTAAAAGTATATGCGCACGGCGCGTATCTTCTGCAACTCGTCGTCTTCCGCTTCCAGTATATGGTAGCGCTGGCCTTCCGGCGTAAGCAGACGATTGATGACGGAACCATATCGCGGCACACTCTTTGCGCCGGTCCCGTCATAAGCGAAGCGCGTTGTCTGCATCAAACGCTGATACGTGATCGGAGCGCCGTCAGTGCTCCACTCCGAGTACTCACGCGGCAAGCAATATGCCGCGTTCATGCGCCATTGCTGTTCGACGCCGCTGCGCTTGTTCTTCGCTTCGGCGTACTGCGCTAGTACGTCTTCAATGTCGGGGAAAGCCATGTCACGCACGCTGCCCGCTAAGCAGCGCTGCGCCAGCGGACGAGAAGCTGCCGCGCGACACGCCGAGCCCGCCCGTCAGCCACGACGACGCACGCGCGCCAATCGAACGCTTGCGTTCTTCCTCCGCTGCCGCCGCTACTTCGGCGTCGGTACGATCCGGCACGGCGGGCATTGTGGGCTTTTTGACCTTCGGCGTTTTGAAGATACCTGACATAGCTAGAGCCTCCTAATGATTGAACAAGTCGTACTCATGTACCGCTATATCACCGCCGTTTTGGCCCCTTCTGTGTGCGTCCAAATTGCGGTCACGACGGGCTATGCGAACTGCAAAAGTTAGCGCCAAACTATCAGCTTCGTCCGGCGATGGCAAGCGGGTGCGTTCGCAGTAATCTTCCTTGCGTTCAATCTTCGTTTTCTGTGTCTTCGTGTCAACGAAGTATTGTATCTTGCTAAGCTGTTCGACAAGCAACGGTTCGTCGGGCAAACACCCTTCGTCAACAATCCAGTCGCGCATTAAGTGCCAAATCTCGTCGCGTACACGATCATATATCATAGGCTCGCTTGATGGCGCGCCGGGGTGCACTTCTACAACCTTGTATCCACGGTCGCGCAATATGTCGATAACGCCGACAGTTGGTCCTACGCTTTCCATAACAATAGCGTCGGGCTTTATCTTGTCGGCTTCTATCGCGATGATTTGCGCAAGTCGCGTGTTGCTCAAGCGCCCCGGTATGACAATAGGCGGCCTGGATCGTGCGTCGCGGCCCTGCCGCACGCGTATGACGTTCTTGTCCGGCCCGTACCTAGCGCCGTCTATCGCCATGATGATAGGCGCGCCGGGATCATATATTACTTCCCGCTCCAACGCTACTTGCAGCGTCTCACGGCCTATGAAACCGTTGTACGCCTGCGCCGGGAATATGCCTTTGATACGTACTTTAACTTCGTCGCTGTCTTCACCGTAGCGCCGAATGATATCTGCAAGCGCGGCTTTGTTCGTGTGCGACACGTCGCGGCTATCCACGTGCGCCGTGTAATACATTTCCCTGTGCTTGTCGAAGCAGTCTGCGAACTCGCCTTCGGGGTTTGTCGGGTTTCCGAACGCGAAAAAGAAACCTTCGCCGTCTGTGAGCGCGCCCATGGCGACCTCCCACAGCTTTGCGAATATGCCGCTTGCTTCGTCAAAGATCACACCGACCGTGCCGGTTTCGTTGTGCAACCCGGCGAAAGCTTCCGTGTTGTCTTCACTCACAGTCAACGCGTTTGCCATGTAGTTCTTGCGTTGATCTTCCGGGTACTGCTTAAAGTAATACGTTGTACTCGTCCACTCGAACCAGTGGCGATTGATTAGCAGCTTATGCCACTTCGCCAACTCCGGCCACGTCTTAGTCTCAAGCTGATTTGCCGTGTTGGCCGTTACGGCTAGGCGCGTGTCGCGCCGCGTGCTCATAAGAAACTGTATCATCCACGCAACGAACGCGGACTTGCCTACGCCGTGGCCGCTCGCTATGGCGCTGCGCCACACCAAATAGTCGAGTTCCCACGCTTTCATTTGAATGTTGCCGCGTATATGCTTGCCTATCGCAAGCAACGCTTTCTTCTGCCACGCTTCCGGCCCTTTCTTTTTCGCCAGCGGGTTAGGCGAGCCATCGGGCAGAAGCGGCTGCCCCCACGGGTACGAAAACATCACCCATCCGTACGGATCGGCATAAAAGCGCGCAATGTTTTCCGCTAGTTCGCGCTCTACTTCGGGTGATAGTTTGACTTCTACCGGCATGGTCCGTATATTAGCTGCATGAGCGTATTAGCAACAAACGCGTATCCGCAAGTCTTAGGCGTCATAACGCTGCTAAGTCAAGGCCGCACGCTCACCGAAGCGTGCGACGAGTGCCGCATTACGTTCAGTTCGTTCCGCGCATATGTAAACGCCGTGCCTGAACTTACTGCGTTGTTCACTGATGCCGAGCAACGCGGCTACGACGTCATGGCTGACGCGTTGTTGAACATCTTCGACCCCGGAAACAAATACGGCGAGACGGAGCCGAAGCGCGCCAAGATAATATCCGACAACATCAAGTGGTATCTTGCGCGCAAGCGTCCTGCGCTCTATGGCGACAAGTCCATTGTCGAGCATCAAATCACTGCCGACAAAACGATTGTCGAGGCGCTGTCGCGCGGCAAGGACACTGTGTCGAAAGCCGTGCTTGAAGACGTAACGTACCGTGTCGTTGAAGACGTTGTACCAGTGCAACTGCCGCCCGGCTTGCAACAGTTCGCCTAAATCCATCGGCCTGACAGCACCGCCGCCATTGCGTAAAAAGCCATCGCGTATATAAACAGTGCTCGCACGTCGTCCCACTTCCACATAGCACACTCCTACGTCATTGCTGGCGACACGTCACCGTAGGCCGCGCTGCCCGCGTCGTGGCCTACCGAGTTCGGGTGCGTCGTATCGGCGTTCATTCCAGTAACCCACGTGCCGTTGTCCTGCCCGTTCTCAAGATACGTGCTTGGGTTCAACGTCGCGTATATGCCGAGCCGGGCGGGCTTCGAGGCGAGCAACGCATTGATGCGACCACGCCTGCTTGCAGACGTCGCCTCAAAGTTCGTGCTCGGCGTCGCGCCATTCGCGTCCGGCGTGCCGAGCATGGATATGATACGCGCGTTGGGGCATATGCTGCGATACAAGTCGTACTGCGCGGCCTTCCACGCAAATATTTGCCCGAAGCCGCGTTGACTTGCCGTCGCCGGAAATCCGCCCGGTATCTTGTACCAAGTGACGTCATTGTCAACGAACGTGCTGCCGTCCGCGCCGCCTGTCGGCGTCGTCGTTCCTGTCCCGGCGTTCTCTGCCATCCACATTGCGCTGTTGGCAGATCGTACAAGATACTTGGTTACAGCGCCGGTCGCGTATCCGCTTATGGTGATCGACGCCGATATGTCGTTATGTATGCAACCGTCAATGATGTAATGCGGGTTCGCATCTGCCAACAACTGCGCGCGTAACTTCCAGTTCTCAAGCGTGTTCAGAAACTTGCTGCCGTCCGAGCCCTTCGACAAATTCACGAAGTCTTGATGCAGCACGTTGAACAGCCCGCGATCATGCAGCGTGCAGTTACCTAACGCGTCGCCCATTGTGTCGCCAAGCGTGCTTGATCCACTGCCGCCTTCGTTGACTGACTGGCCTATGCTATCGCCCATGATGACAAAGCGCCTGTGGCGGTTCGGAACGCGCACCTGCACAAGAGGCGTGAATATGCCAGTTACGCCTGTCTGCGTCGTTCCGAGCTTTGTCAGTGACGTTGCAGTCAATGCAACGTCTGACGCTGCGCCGTTGCCAGCGCCGATGATACCGGACGTCGAAGCGAAGCTTTGACACACCCAACGGTCAAGATAGTTCGTCGCCATGACGCTGCACGGCAGCGCGTTGTTGTAGCTGCCTGCCGGTAGCTCTACCGCCGTCCATATCTCCACAGGCGTATTTTTTGGTATCGTAAAGCCTAGGCGCAGCGTGTCGCTATACTTGCGCCCGTCATTCACGTCGTGCACGGCTGGATCAAATTTCCAGTAGTTCGCGCCACCAAACTTAAACGGTATGCGTTCCGGCAATCCCGTCGCTGCATTCACAGCCGGGTACAATAGACCGAACTGGAAGTACATCACGCTGTTGAACTTCGTGTCGATTATGGGGTTGCTGCCGCCCGCTGTTATCATTTCAAACAGCGGTATGCATGCGCGCAATTCGGAAACGTCCACGTTGAATTGCACACGCATACGCGATACGGCGCGTATGTTCGTGCCGCCGTTGCGCGATAAGACAGGCAACCGCGCTGACTGGCTTGTCAGCATCCACGATTGCCCGCCCCATTGATTGTGGAACTGTACGGCTGTTTCGCGCCGTCCTAACAGCGGGGCGGACACAGCTTACACCATTACTTCAAAGCGCGTACACGTCGTGCCGGACGCTTTGACGCCCTTGGCTATGAGGTAGCGCGTTTCGCCAGCGGCGAACTCGCACACAACGTCCACTTCTGCGCCGTTAAGATCGAGGAACGTAAGCTTGATGTTCCCGGCGTCAGTTGCGCGGATCGCACGCGATGGGCGCGTAAACGTCACGTCACCTGTCGTCCACACCTGCACAAACGGCGACGAACCCATGGACGTCGGTTCTGTGTACTTTGCAATGTCAGCTATGCTACCCATGTCAGCCTGCCTTTCTTAGAAGCCTACCTACTAAAATGCAAACAGCCGCGCATTGCTGCGCGGCTGCTGTTCCCCGGCCTCAGCCTTTACTCAGTCGGCGGGTTCGGCGGCGGCACGTACATGTGCGTAACGCTCACATTGAGCGTCTGCCCCAAGCTCTTGCCGTCGCTTCCGCTGACTTGCGAACCGCTGACGTTCAGCGTGACGTTGTTGTATTCCGGCGCAAACATGCCATCCATCTTGTCGAGCACGCCACGCACGCCGTCGTAAATGCTTTTCTCCTGCGCAGGAAGGTTAAGACCTTCCTTGTAGTGCGCGAACCCTTCGCGACACTCTTTGATCGTTCCGCTCTTGCTATACGAGTACGACATGTCGTCTTCCCTTATGGTTAGGCCCCCTACTAAATGCAGACAGACACGCATTGCTGCGTGCCTGCTGCTAGTCCTGATGATGAGAAGGAAACCGCCCGTGTTGCGTACCTACTTAAACCCGGTGTGTCCGTACCGTTCGGTGCTTTGCATCTTGGTGTCTCGCTATGTAGGGGCGCGGTGTAACCCCTACTAAATGCAAACAGCCACGCATTGCTACGTGGCTGTCTACATCGGAAAGCTTTGCTTGCCCTACGGCCCTGCGACCTTCGGCAAGCCCATGCTATCCAAACCGTCAGGCGATACGCCACCTGCGCCCATGAGGCCCGCGAGCATTTTCAGCTTCGCCGCGTTGGTAGCTTCCAGCTTTTCGACGCGTTCTTCAACGGCAACGCGCGCTTCGTCAACGGCGCTGATGCTGACGACAAGCTGTTCGTTCTGCTTCTCCAGCGCGTCGATACGCGCAAGCAGTTCCTCATTCGTCGCCATACTTCTCCCCTCTCGCTTCGGCCTGCGCTTTGTTGAAATCGCGCGTGGCCTTCTGCGCCGCCTCACGTTCGGCTTTGCTGACGCCTGACGGTTCTTCGTCCGCCTTCGTCGGTTCAGTCTTCGTGTCTTTCTTCGTCGCCATGTTCGTCTCCTATCGGTTGGCGGTATTGCCGAGAACGGAACTCATAGCACCCCTTGACTGTTCCGGCAATACCATGGCATAGATGCTACGCCCTTAGATCGTTTTCCCTTTCGCGGGCATGTCGAGAACTGGCAGCGTTTCCCTTTCCGGGCGCTGCCAGTATCGACCGGCAGGCGAAGCGGCGGGCGACACCTAGCGGCTTTCTGATGTTCTCCCCTTCCTGTGGTAGCCCCGGCGCGGAATAGCCCCCTGCGCCGGGGTTATTCATTTCAGTGGTAACGTAACTTATCTATACACGTCTTGATATACTCAAGCGTGAGGCTTCCCTTACCAAGACGCACGCCCGCGATTAAAAAATCCTCGCACGGCTCTAATGCAAAGCCGCCAACTATCTGTACGTCTTCCGACACGTTCATCAATATAGTTGTCTGCGGCTTAGGCGCTTCCGCCTGTCGCTTTGCTTTTGGCTTCGGCCCCTGTGGTGTATGCACACGCGCAAACGCAGCTTCACGCCTTGACGGGCGCGGGAACTTCACGCTAAACGGTTTGCGCTTACTCACGGCCCGCTACCTTCGTCTACTCTGTCAAAGCCTTCGGGGTTAAATGCACGCGTCTGTATGCCCGGCCCCGGCCCGCCGAACGGACGCGCTACGCCTTCACGCTCTATCACTTCCGCGACGTCTATGCCAAGCGGCGTTATTATTGCTGTTGCCTTGTTAACGTCTGGGATTAACAGTCCGGCGTCACGCAACTTATTGTACGTGCGCCTGTCGTGTGGCGATACGTCGCCCTTTGCCATAAGCTGCATGTGACGCGGCCACTTCATGAACACGCCACTGCCGCCGTGCTGATAGAGCCACAGCAAAGCGTTTCGTTGTGCTGGCGTCAGCTTGTTACGTATGCGCTGTGGCAGCGTAAGTCGTGGCGCGTTCATTGCATTCCTGCCTTTCCGACAAACTGGCGGTCTAGTGCGGCGCGCAGTTTCCAGAACGAACCGCACGTAGCTAAAGCTTCAACAAACTCGCTACGTTTGATACGTCCGCGTCGTACTTGCGCACGCGCCCAGCGCCAATCATATTCGCGCGACACGGGGCCGTTAAACTCACCGCCGCTTATAACAGCGTACAGCGTAGTGTTTCTTGTTTTTGGTTTGAAGTGGTTAACGCGCTTCATTGTGTCTGCGCCTTCAAAATCATTTCGGTCAATACGTTCTGCTTCTCAAGCGCATCGGCAATACGCTCTTGCGCCTCTGCCATCCTGTGCACGTCGCGCAACGCGTCACACACAAGCGACACGCCGACGATAAGAAAGTTCTCAAGCTCTCTCGGCACGCTCTTGTCTGCCTTAAGCGCTTCAATGAGCGTTCCCGCCATATCGCCTAAGCGGGCTTCGTGATCGTCAACCATTGATATTCCCTTTCATTGTTACCTGCCACCGGGCAACCCGGTGGCTGCGGTGCGGCTATGTTACTGCGCTTCCTGTCTGCGGTCAAATACCAACGTGAGGTACGGCGGATCGTACACGACACAAGCTATAGTGCTGTGTTGGCTGGCAGGGGCAAGAGGGAATCAGTCTTGCGGATTGGCAAAGTGTCATAGGTTGCATTTCTGCTAGCGCTGCGGATTTTTCTAATAGGGGCATTTTGCCAAATCGTAAGGATCGCACTTTGCCAAACTGCTAAGTTGTATACGGTTTGGCGCTGCGGTAATAGCTGGCCTTCGCGGACAAATGGCACGCGCTCGCAGCGCCGGATGCCCCCGCCGCCCGACCCTCCCCTTCGCCAAAATGCAAAAAGCCCAACGCGCGCTGCACACGCGATGCATGATGCATGATGCATGATATATGATGCACGATACATGTGCTGCGTTGCATACGCTGTGCACACTGCACACGCTGCGTTGCTGCGTTGCTGCGTTGCTGCGTTGCTGCCATGCTGTGGCGCATTGGCAATGTGCTATCAGTGCAGAGTTTATTGCGAGGTGATTAAGCTGCGCCATTCCAGCGGCGGCAACGCAAGCAACGCACACAACGCACACTGCGTTGCTGCCTTGCTACACTCTGTCGTCATGCTGCGTTGCTATGCACTGTACATGTGCAATGGGAATAGCCCGTAGGGAGGATAAACCCTACACATCATATCATTATATGAGTGTGTAGGTGGTTTCACCGCTCCCTAAGAGGCTTACCCAAAATAACAAGTATATCCATAGCTGCAAAACAGCTAAACAAAGTATATCCCAAGTATTCGATAGTAATTGCTTAAACGTCAAAGCACACTTCTAAGCACACCTTGAAGTATTGGCATTTTATTACTTGAACTATACTACGAATACTTGAAATGAATACTTGAACGTTACTTGCGAGCCCGGATTAGCGTGGATTGTCAATGACTTGACAGAATGCATGTTGACTGTGTACAGCAAATCATGATTATAATGCGTCTCGCCAGGCAATGGTGCACGGCGACAATGGAGAATACAGACATGAACGCAGAGCACAAGGACAAGCGCACAAAGGCGAAATTGCAGCACAGACATTTCGCATTCATCACACAGACGCTCAAAGGGTTAGCAGATAACGAAGTGATGTATCCTGATCAATACAAGGAAGTATGCACATTCTTTGCCAAGGAATGCGCCGCGACTAACCCGCGCTTCGATCATGCGCGTTTTATGCGTGCTTGTGGTGTGCTTGACGACTAATTGTCGAAACGCCGCTAGCGCGGCGTTTAGCGTTGTGTGGCTCACACGCTACTGATGATGACAAGCCACTAGGAAAGGTAGCAACAATGACTAAGAACAAGTTTGAGACAAACGAGCAATTCGTTATGCGTATCATGAATACAGGCTCACCGTTGCGCCAAGCTTTCGTGATCGAAGCCATTAGCCAATACGCAGACGCATGCGCAAAGGCGAAACCGGAAGATATCAACGCGCCTTTCCTTAATGGCGCAGCATGGATACAGGTTGCAAGGGAGCTAAAGACGGAGGTTGACAGCAAATACGGCGCGACTAGCAAGCCCGAAGCCAAGCCGCTCGGCGATATCGTCGGCAAGTTTTAACTCAAACACAGCAGCAAAGGAATACGACAATGACAATAATTTGGCAGTACAGCGGTATAGAGAACGCAGCGCAGGCACTGGTAGAAATACAGAAATACGGAACCGTGCAATCGTGGCAAGAACACATAAAAACGCATGTTACACGCGAATACGGCAATGGTGGCGTCGGATATCTGGAAACCGCAGGATGGTGTGCGAACATATGGGCCGATGTCGAAGGTAAGAGACATGCAAAGATAACGCTGTCATCGTTTGGCGTGCTCAAGATGCTTGGCATTAAACCCATATAATGCCGAAACTGCGTGGCGCACAGCGCTGCGCAGTCTAGCAACGTTGGCTGCGTTGCTACTGATGATGGCAAGCCACGTGAAAGGGAAACACGCATGAACGCGTTTAAGGTTACAAGATACGTTGAGTACATGATGACGGAAGGTGACGCAGTAGAGTATGCGCGCCTAGTTGGCGACGTCGCTGCGTTGCAACGCTGCCTTTCTAAGCGTCCGGCAGACGGCAAAGCTTTACGGCACACTATGAATGCCAAGGTTAAGCAGATTGCCGCTATTGAAGCGCGCTACGCATAGGAAGGGGCAAACAAATGAAACTGATATCAGTTGAGCAAATTGACCGCAGTCATTGCGACGCATGCGGCGCAGCGATTGAACGCCAGCGCTTTGCTATCGTGCCGCATGGCAGTCAAACCGTGTGTTATGATTGCTGCGCCGTTGCTGACGACAACGATATGCGTGTGACTGGCAAGGCGACTCTGTATCTAGTGAAGCTGGATGGCAAACACTACGTTACCAATTGGCCTGGCACACTCAAGTTTCCCGTGTGGAGTATGCGCGTTGGAAAGCACAACATGGCAGGGAAGCGCTATGACGTCGCTTTCACACACGGGCGTCATGTGTGGCATGGCGTGACTTATGGCGACATGACGCAGATATGTCACTGCAAGCGCACCAAAACCGAAGTATAGGCCGAAACATGCGCGGCTAGTGCTGCGCATGTCTAGTTAGCGCTGGCTACGCTACTACTGACGAAGGCAAGCCACTAGCCACTACGGAAAGGGTACACTATGACTAACGTTATGACGCGCGACGAGTTTTGGGTAAAGCATGATGCAATCAATAAGCTGCAATTGCCGCGTGACATTGAAAGCGCTGCGCATGTCGATTTGCACCATGAATACTGGGGCGCATACGTTGATGCGTTCAGCGTCAAATGCCCTGCATACATTGAAAAGGCAGCAAGGAAAGGGATTGCTGATGGCGTTGCAGATAACTGGGCGCTGAACAAACTAACGTCAATTAAATGGTTTGACGACGCACAAATGGTCACGCGTGGCAATAGCGCGCTGATGGCAGCGCTGCGTGCCAATGGCGAATATTGGTCGCTATCGGTCAATACCTGCCTGTTGAAGCGCGCACTATTCAAGCAGCTTGGCGACGCGTTCAAACCATCGCCTGACTACCGCGAAACGCTTAAAAGGCTGGAAAGCGTAAGCGTGGAACGCTAATTAGAACGGAAATAGAACAATTTCCCGCTTTACAAAGTTTAAAGACGCGCCTATCATAGTAGGCGCGTTTTGCATTTCCGCATTACAACGCACCAAGGAAAGGGACTACACTATGGGTTATAATTTCCGCATTGGCCGCAATCTCTCGTCAAACTTTGGCGGCGCATCCACGACGACATATGACGACAACGCGCGCATACTTGGCGAGGCCGATTTGCGCAAGCTTGCGCCGTCAATCTTTGCCACGACAGCGCATGAGAGCCGCAGCGAACGTTTCAAGGCAATCCCGACATGGGAAGTTCTGCAAGGGCTTATGGCCGAAGGGTTTATGCCTGTTGGCGCGCGTGAAAGCGCTGCACGCGACGAAGGAAAGCAGGCGTTTACGAAGCATCTTGTGCGCCTGCGCAAGATTGACGACAGCAAAAAGTTTGCCGTTGGCGATACCGTGTGCGAGGCGTTATTGCGCAACGCCAACGACGGAACGTCAAGCTACGAGTTGCTGGCGTCGCTGTTTCGCATTCGCTGCCTGAATAGCCTTGTGTCAATGATTGGTGAGATTGCCACAACGAAGGTTCGGCACAGCGGCCATGTGCAGACGAAGGTGATTGACGCGACATACAGCGTGTTGGAAACGGCGCATATGGCGTTGGCCGCGCCGTCCGATTGGAGCGCGCTGAATATGAACCGCGATGAAAAGCTTGTGTTTGCAGAAGCGGCGCATGTGCTGCGCTTTGGCGACGCAGACGGCGAAGTGCACACGCCTGTTGAACCGGAGCAGTTGCTTGCGCCGCGCCGTCAAGACGACGTTGCGGATGACCTGTGGACAACGTTTAACGTGATACAGGAAAACGCTATCAAGGGCGGCATTCGCAATTGGGTACGCGATGAGACTTCAGGGCGCAGGCTTCGCCGCTACACGTCGCGCGCCATTGGTGGCATTGACCAAGACGTGAAGCTCAATAAAGCGTTGTGGGTTCTGGCCGACAAAATGGCGAAGCTTAAGAAAGCGGCCTAAGCCACACAACGCACAGGGCCGCGCATCGCTGCGCGGCCTTTTCGTCATTAGGGAAAGGGTTTGCAAATGACTATCACCTATCACGTGTACATGATTATCATGTTGGGCGGTAGCGCGCCTAGCGTGACACTTGTTCCGCCCTATACGTGCGAGCAAGTCAAGATGCAGATGGAAGCGAAAGAGTTAACCGCACATGTTTTGTGCGTCAAACAGGGCACAGACAAATGACACAGCAAAACTTTGACAAGCGCGTGTTGCTTGTGCGCCTCTATCGCGGCATTAGCAACGGTTGGCCGGGGCGTACTAATATATACATGCCGGACATGGACGCGGCTAAGAAAGCTTTCAGCATCTACACGCAGGAGCACATGAACACGGAATACTGCGCGCTATTCTCGCCAAAGGATAAGCGCGGCGTGCGTCGCCAGCTAAAGCGCTATGTGTGGGCGCGTTTGACATGGAGGCAAGCGCGCAAGTCACGGCGCGACGCAGCGAAGCGACACAGCAGGTGGACACGCCCGCCCTATTGACCGGCGCTAGCGTTTCCACATATCCTATTAGAGCGTCCGCTAGGGGCGCTCTTTTTATTTGGAAGGGAAGAGACATGGGCAAGACAATCCACGTGGTTTCTGACGCGGCTGGCGTGATCCTTAAGGCATCTAGGGACAGGGAAGCCTGCGAAGCTTTCATTGACGGCAGCCTGAACGGCGCTCACCATTATAGGGAACCCGTCACGACGCCAAATCATGATC